AGGGCTCCACCTGAATGTCCTGTTTCCGGTTATCTTGTTGTTAAAGATTTTCAGGCACGTTCTGAAGCATTCGCCATACAGGCAATAGCCCTTGGCAGAGGAATCTTCTCTGGGGGATATCAGCGTAATGCTATTCTTTATCATGGACTAGAGACAAAGAAAGGCATGTGTGGATGTCCAGTGTTAGCACAATATCCACAGGGTGTGTGTATTGTTGGGATCCATGGGGGATATTCAAGTGAATCTAGGAAGTGTAGTGCTTTACCGCTTTATAGCTCAATGGTGCACTCTTTTTCGGAGACTATTCCTTGCTTTGGACCCCAAGCTGAAATCTGTATGACGGAAGAAGAGAAGAAATCTTTTGGACCGCTTCATTATAAATCGACAGTTAGATTTATTAAGGAAGGATCTTTGTGTGTGTATGGGTCGAGACGATTAGTTCGTTCTGTAAAAACCCGTGTACAGCATACAATTCTATATGATGAAGTTCGGGAGATTTTTTCTGACACATTTATGGCTCCACACATGAAAAATTTTTATCCACCAATGCATATTGGTAGTTATCAACCTTTTTATAAAGCCTTGAATGCTAGTATGAAATGTTCACACTTTCCTTCTGATCTTATAGAACAAGCCTCAAGAATGTATTTGTCGGAAGTTTTGTCGCGTATAACGGAAACAACACCTGGAGTTTCTGATGTATGTATATTAAATGAATTTGAAGCCATTAATGGTGTGCCCGGAGTTAGGTTCATTGATTCCATTAATAAGAAAACTAGTGCTGGTTTTGGAAGACCGGGTACTAAGATGAAATACATGGAATATTGTGATGCCGACCTAGTAGCCGACAAGAATCAACATTTGCCCGATGGGTTGCAGTATGGTCTTAATGACTGTATTGAATTCTCTGATGAGACAAGAGAGTCTTATCTGTGGTGCAGACGTAGAATTTTGAATGGTACTAGGTGCAGTCCTATCTTTGAAGCGCATCCAAAAGATGAACCTGTTAAGGAAGATCTAGAAAATCCCGGGTTTCCTAGGGATAAGGTTCGCATTTTTTCAGGATGCCCCTTGCCTTTTTCCATAATAG